ATAATGCTCGACGGTATAAGAGACTCCAAAAGACTTAAGAAGAAACGGCTAGATCTTCTTGATACTGCTATCCGCGAGACCCCCGGGGTACATTTGTATATCTCTGTTCAATATGTAAACGACATTGAAAGTGTCGGAATTGATGAATCAAACGTACGTGTAATGACCGATGCGATTGAACACCTTGCAGAGCGTTTCGATGTAAACGCTTTTATAGTAGACGGCTGCCGCATTGGGAAACTCGTAACGAGACGTGTATCAACTCCCTCACTATTCGTATGTGCGTACGACAAAGCAGAAACGAAAAGTCAAGCCGTTGCCGCCGCGTCGGTAATTGCGAAGGTGTATAGGGATGGTATAATGGACGGCTTATCAAATGTTTATCCTCAATATGCGTTTGATAAAAACAAGGGATACGGCACTAAGGAGCACTACGAAGCGATAAAGCAACACGGTTTCTGTAAACAGCACCGTTTATCATTTAAGATCAAAGGCCTCGAACACCTTTATGCTCAAAACTAATCCCATGATCATTTTTTAGATGTGATAAAATTTCTATCTTTATTTTTGTATAATATAATAGAAAAGCAAAAATGGAGACGGAGATTCCTATGACTACACTGAAACGTGTAATGCACCTACAAGTGAATGATTCTTCAAATATTGCTGAGATGCATTACAGTAGCGAGGTGCAACAACTTTTCGTAGTCTTTAGAAACTTCTCGGTATATCGGTACGATAACGTTCCTATTGATATAGCGGCGCGTACAATGCTTGCCGAATCAGTAGGAGCGTTTTTTATCAAACACATTCGAGATGCCTTCAACTATGAAAAGATTGTAGCCCCGGGAGGTTATATACCATCCATAGTGAATGTGTTATGTTGCAACGACGCTGTCGAACAGTTGGTATTAGCTTTTGACGAAGATGTTTTAAACAAGCACCTTCGGAAGATCGCCGATGAAGAAAACGCAGCTTATCTTAAACAAAGTTTGCGAGGCCTTTCACCGTATGTACACTATCACCAAGTTGACGTGATTGATTATAGGTTTACTAAAGATTTGACAAAGTAAACTCCAAGTAAATTACTTTGTACATATTAGTAAACATATAAAATTATTATATTTATAGTTAGACAAATTCGGAATAGGAAATTATATAATCGACTTTGTAAATTCAAAAGGTTCCAATTAATGGCGAAGATTACCAAGAAAGATCTACCGGAAGACTTACTGGATGAGCTAGATGAAGCAATACAAAACGCGCGGGCACAGATACGCTCTAATATCGAAAAAGCTTGCCAGGAGCATTGGATCTGGAAAGTAGTCTTCGCCATTATGTTTACAGGTATTCTTTATTTTGGTATCAAATACTTATTAAGGTTTTGCGAATGGATAAACTACAACCATCCGATTTGAAATACGGTGTTACATGCGTAAGGTGTGGTAGATGTTGCCGCAATATTTGGTTACCACTATCTCCCGGGCAGTTACAAACACGCTATGCAAACTGGCTAGCCGGCAACGGGGAACGTAATTCCGAAATACATCTTGTCTATCCGATGTTGAAAGCAACCGGGCAGAAACGTTTTCGAAAGATCAACGGCGAAAAGATTGCTCTGTTCAAGTATAAATGTGTTCATGTAAAATATATACGTGAAGAACACTTGTGGGCTTGTACAATACATGCTCACAGACCACCAATGTGTCGTAATTACCCACACTACGGCAAAGATGTAATAACAACATATCTGCATAAGGGATGTGCCTTCCGCAATGTGGGCAAGGTGAATGAGGGTCGCCATAGGTCTGGGTGAAAGCACAGCCGTACGGCTGGTAAACGTCACGCCACGCCATGGGGCCCTCTTCGCCTTTTAAGGAGAATGTATGAGTATTTTAGTTTACATGCAATTACGAAACGAAGACAGATTTGCCAAAGCCGCATTAGCGTCCGTTCAAGACATCGCAGATGACGCACTTATTGTTTTTGATAGATGCGAAGATGAAACGCGTTCTATAATTGATCGTGAATTTCCCAACTACGAAAAAATAGTAACACTTGATGATGAAGAACTGTTAAGGGTTCGTAAGTCTCTTTTACATGACTTCGAAAATTACGAGTGGATACTTATGGTGAACGGTGATGAAGTCTACGATGAAAATATTCGAGACTTACCTGAATACTTAGCAGCGCGTCCGATAGAAGATGTTACACACATAGTGGGACATACCGTGCACGTACTAAATGAAGACGGAACGTTATACACACCTTTCGATAAAACACATTTAGCACGTTCCACTACAAAGTTAATACATAATTGGGCTATCGAAGACGGTGACAGCTTCAATCCATGGTTATTTCATAATTTAAAATATAAATTCGGAAGCGCGGTGTTTTTTGATATACGACACAATATTCCTGTAATAGGATGTTTCACAGTGTACCATATGCACTTCTTAAATAGAAGCAGTGTAGATGCAAAAGTTATACGACGTGCATCACCGAACGAACTCAACTATCCTATGTACATTTTAAATGGACAACAACCACTATTTCTACCCTTTTTAAAGAGAGATACAGATGAATAGAAACGAACGCAAAACTATTGACATTGATGACGTCGTTCAAGTTATTGATATTCCAATACCTATTATCGCAGAAGGTGAAATACTACATGCGCTATGTCCTTTTTGTGGTGAGATAATCGCAACGTCATCGGACGAGTATAAAACCCCATCAGAAGCTTACACGCATTTAGTTGTCCTTGCAGTACCCGCATTAGAAGAACACCACAAGAAATGTTCCGAGCCTAAAGTGAATTTACGTATAAAACATGTCAGTGTGAATTTCTCTTTCGAGGGCATACGAGATTCATTTGAAATATACGATATTTTGTTGACAGCAAAGACCTTTTCAGATGAAAGCAGAACAAAAACGGGTGAGGATAATAGCATAAGGATGTACTAATGCACACATTTTTATTTGTAGACGTATCGCTCGATCCCAACGGACCGGGGTTGCCTTTCACAGTAAAAGCGGCTAATATAGATAACGCATGTACGCTCGCAACTATAAGTTGTGTCAAAGGTAGGAAGTATAAAATATACTATCTACCTATGGAACCGGGTGTACTACCTATGTTAGGAATGTTCATTGCAGGGGATGCTATCGCAGAAAGCCTAACCGAATTTTGGTATAAGTTTTTGCGCGATCGCTTCGGCGAAGCAGAACTGCCACGTCCTAAAAGGGTACCCCGATGATTTCGCACGCACATAAGGTTGCTCATAAACGGAAAAAACACCCTCCGAAACATACATATAATATTGAATATAAATACTATTATTATATATACGACGATAAATATTTTGATTGCGACGATATCGGGTCTATAGAAGCTATAAAAACTTCCGAGGATCCCTTTTATGCACACTGGCGTGTATTTGCTTCATTACCGCCGGGGCACACACTAGGAATACGCATTAGTAAATACAAGGATGGTGTGTTTTTATTTGCCCATACGATATGTAAAACTAATTTGAAAGGTACACAGCCAATGAAAATTGAACACGAACACGCGAATTATAATACTTCGATTTTATATACAGACGCGCCTAGTGAGTTCTTTCCAAACGGTGACACACGAAAGTTTCATCTTTGGGAGGTAACACATAATAAACGCGTTGGCTACATCGTAGACTTTACAACAAAATACGACAGTACAATGATACTATCTTTATTTGGAAACCGTCTAAGAATGCGTTTAGATAAAGGGCCCAATCTTGTAGAAAGTGCTCGCGCAACGACACTATGTTGCGCAGCGCATTTCGCGATTGTATGGGAGAACGAGAAAAATAAGTTTTTTTGATATTCTGCTTAAATTTTCTTGTTTGATATGGTATAATATAATGTAAAGGAGAGACGGATTTGAACAACAAAGACGACATAAAAACCTTTTTGACTGTAGCCGCGGTAGAATTCAGTGCTACCGGACAGACGACCAAGATGGAACTTCCTGTAGAAGTTCCGAACATTTTAGTACCCGTGGTCGAGAACTTAAACAGTCAAGATCCGTCGTTGGTTGCTCGCGTCTTAGGATCAGCACTCCTGAATATTATGCGCAAAAAGCTACTTAACGGGCAGAAGCCTAAAGACGCATTAAATAATGCACGGAAGGGAGGTGAGACGAGTGCCACAAAAGAAGAGTGAGATCCTGGAAACATTGAGCGATGATCTTCGAAAAGCGTACGAGGATCCTGAAGAATGCTTCGGAACTGAGTACGATCCTAACGACGAAACTTGTACGAAGGAATGCGTCGATTCCGCGTTATGTAAAAGTATAGTCGAAGCACCTACTGACGCCGTAGAAGATCAGCCCACAGAAACGGAGCCCGCAGAAGCTCCGCAGACTGTACAAGAAGATCCGTCTCCCAAGGTAAATGAAACACCTCAACCACCAACAGAGGAGAGTAAACCCATGGCAGACGAAGAAAAGAAAGCCCCAGAGGCTCCCGCAGAGGGTGCCAAAAAGGCTACCCCCAAAGGCTTCGGTGACCGCACAGCCGCGAAAGACCAGTTCGGATTTACCGAAGGCACAAAAGGTTCCTTCATTGCGTTGAAGTTTGCAGAAGCGCCGATTTCGAAGGCCGACCTTTTGGCCGTTACGAACGAGAAGTTCGGAACCGATTCCTCAGGCCGCGTCAATATGGTGATGTACAAGATGCGCGATCGGGGGTTCAAACTCCTGAGAGCTGGAAAGCTCTACTACGTCGATGGTGTCACACCCCAGGACAAAGTGGACGCCGCCATCGCTACGGCTGAGAAAGCTGCAGAAGCCGCAGAAGCCGCCAAAGCCGCGAAGAAGGCTAAAGAGAAGGAAGCCGCGGATAAGGAAGGCTGAATCTGATCGACATCAGGAGTTGTACAGAAAACGGGTATGCGGGTGATACTGCATACCCGTTTGTTTTAATAAGGAGTTATTCATGCGTTCTATTACACGTGAGTATTCATTCGATGCCGCACATCGTCTGTACGGTTACCCCGGAAAGTGTTGTAATATTCACGGGCATACTTATAAAGTATTTGTAACCATTGAGTCTCTTTCAAATGTAGATACGCGTACAAATCCTTTTCTATTGGATTTTGGTACGCTTAAAAAAATCGTTCAACCGTTGATGGATGCATGGGATCATAAATTGATACTTTCTAAAAACGATCCTTTATGTTCTCACTTACTACAACCGTTTATCGAAGACGGCAGCGTTGTATACTTAGATTATGTACCGTCTGCTGAGAATATGGCACGTTATCTTGCAGAGGCCGTCTTACAGAAATATCAAACGTACAAACCTGCTTCTAAACTATTCCATTGGGAAGCTTTAACTACTGATAAGGGTGTTCTACCTGTCGCTGTAATTGTAACCGTGTATGAAACCCCGAAGAGCTACGCCACATATCGAACACCAGAATAAAGGTACGTACCATGCAGAAACTAATAATATCCGAAATTTTCGAAAGTATACAAGGCGAAGGCAGTACAATAGGTTTTCCCGCTGTTTTTATTCGTACGTATGGCTGTAATCTCCAATGCCCTAATTGCGATACGTCGTATTCGTATGGTGATAGCGATTACACAGAACTGACGCCTACACAAGTAGTCAATCGCGTTATGAAATCGAATACGCATGGATTAGTTATTACAGGTGGAGAGCCCACCATACAGTGGGGTTTACTGTACAAGGTATTTCGTACTTTGGTAGACAAAAGATGGCTGAGTTTGTTTATCATAGAATCTAACGGATTAATCCCTATACAAAATACTCTACGAAGTACAATGGAATCTTTTGCCGTTCGATACGTAGTCTCCCCGAAGTTCTATAAAAAAGATTCGTACAATATGGACTCTTTAATAAAAATATTTCGTATGCATCGACAACAGGCCGAGCTCAAAATACTATTTGAAGGTCGCAGAGAAATATATGAAGCCTTGTCAATTGAAAAACGCCTTATAGAGCAAGGTACGCAGTTGCTCAATCCAATTATATTTCAACCGTTGATACCCCCCGGGATGATGTACGACGAAGAAGTTCCCGATTGGTTGGAGTCAGTATATAGTAACTATAATAAGTACCGTGCAGAATTCATAACGCCTACACGTTTCATCGTTCAACAACACAAATGGATATGGGGACAAAATAAACGTGGAGTTTAAATTTGCACACATAGCAGACATACACGCACGCGAATCTAACTGGGACGAGATATCCGAATGTCTAACATGCGTACAACGTGTATGTCGAGAACAGAAAATCCAGTTTACTATTATCGCGGGTGACTTATGGGATCATAAATTGTGGGCTCATAGCGAAAGCTTTCGTGGTACTGTAGACTGGGTTGTTCGTATGGCAACGTACGGACCTGTGTATATACTATACGGAACACCTTCACATGACGTTCCTGGAAGTCACGAGATATTTAAACACGTTGAAGCTGCAAATCCTATAAACGTATTAAGTGAAGTCTCTACAGAACATGTATATATTAACGATGATACGCATGAGACTATGACCAAGGTCTGTGAACTAGCTGTATTACCTCACAAAATAATTGCACCCGAAGGCGACCTCGAACAAACGATGGCTACACGTAGAGCTGCTATCGAAAAGTACGTTGGATATTTAAAGGAAGACCCTAGTAGTTACCCCCGTATTTTTATAGGGCATCTCGCAGTTGTTGGCTGTGTAATTCCGCAAGGAACTGATGGTTATGAAATAAGCCCCGTGTTACTTAAAGACTTTGACTACGCGGCTTTAGGACATATACACCCGAAAGACCAAAAGCTACCCTCCAACATACAGTATTCAGGGTCGTTGTGGCACACTGAAACGGGTGACACATCCGAAAAAGGTTTCTACATCATCACCATGAGGGATAAAAATATTATTAAGAAAGAATTCATCAACGCGGGTAGCCACCCTGTTATAAAACTTGACGGACATTTCACAGAGAAAGGTGTTGTATTACCTAATGCAGAAGCTGTTAGCAACGCCAAGGTACGTTTCACAGTCTATATACCCGCAAAATTTCGTGATGCATTTAATACAAAGAACGTAGAGAACGATATTCTAGCACGCGGTGCTTACTCTTGCAAGGTAGTCCCAAGAGTATTACAAGAAGATATCGAAGTCGTTGATTTCGGGTACACACGCGACGTTAAACCGGGTGACTGGAAAGACAAGTTTGCAGCGTATTGTGAAGTTTCAGATATAGAAGTTACTGAAGACGTATCAAAAAAAGTTGACCACCTTATTAAAGAGGTAGGAGACGAGTACCCATGATATTGAGAAAGCTCCAATTAAGAGGTGCTAAAGGTATAAAATATGGCCTGGGACTGGACGAAATAGAAATCGATTTTACAAAATTTCAACCAGGCTTAGTCGCTATTACAGGACGTAACGGTTCGGGAAAGACAACTTTGTTAGAAAATCTCACACCGTTCCGATCCTTATTTTCTCGTAAAGGTAAGCTACAGGGACATTTCTTTTTACCAGATTCCCATCGTATATTAACATTTCAAATAGGCGAAGATATCTATCGTGCCGAAGTATATGTTGACGCACAAAAAGATAAAGCAGGGGCTGCCTTGTACAAAAACGATAAAGACATAGCAACGTCTCCTCGTGAATACGATGCAGAAATAGACAAACTCTTTTTAGGGAAAAGCTTGTTTGAACAGTCTCTCTTCTTCGGACAAGACACCGAACGTATCTCCGATCTACGCGCAGGCGAGGCTAAAGAGTTTATGATAAAACTTCTACGTCTCGATATGGCGCAAGCTTTACACAAACGTGCATCACTATATACAAATGATGCTCTTAAAGCATTTGAAAGTAAAGAAAACACACAGCGTGATCTAATGAATAAAATCGGTGCGACAGAAAACCTACAAGAAGAATTGACAAAAGCTGAAAAGGATCTTGCCACACATAAAAGAGCAGAAGAACTTGGTAACAAAGCTTTAGAAAAAGTAAAGAAACAACTACAGTCAGAAGAAGAGCTCCAGCGTCTTGAAGTAGAGTTACAGGATAAACTCGACGAATTAGAAAACTGGCATGCAAAGAACACCGCGCGTCATGCAAAGCACTCAGATATGTTAAAACTCTATTCTAAAGAAACCCTACATGAAACACTGCGTAAGTACCACGAGAGTTTGGATCCTGTTACAGAAGAAGCTTATAATGAATATCGTGCGTTAGAAGAATCACGTAACACTTTAAATGAAAAGAAAAATGCGTTCCTCGAACGTATGCAAAAAGCTCAAGAGGAATATTCTGAAATTGAAACATCACGCAACGCGCATTGTAGTTCTATTGAAAAAGCAATCGACCGTATCCGTATAAGAAGAGCCCAAGCTCTCGATGCCGCATCCGTGATAGAGGAAGTACCTTGCAACGAAGAAATGGGTAAGAAGTGTCCGTTATTAACGAGTGCAAATGAAGCTCGTAATCTTATAGACCCACTATATGATGAATTGAAAAATGCGGAAGCACAGCTTCAAGAGGCACGCGCGTATAAAAAAGATGAGTCAGATAGTTTGCAGGAACGTATCGATTTGATAAAAAATAAACTCTCTACCGTATCAGATGAACTTGAAGAGGTAACACAAAAACTATCCGACGCAGGTAACGTAGACCATCATTGGAAAGTCAAACAAAATCAACTACGTGCAATAGACGAGGTACAGCACAAGATACAAACCTGCGATGAAGTACTTGAAAAAGAAGAATCCGACTATGAGAACTTTAAAGATATAGCCCGCGATACGATGGGTAAACTACATAAGGCGAAAGAAGAAATTTCAACAAAGATGATCGAGATACACAAAACGTTTGACTTCGAAACGTTGCGTGAGAAAAAGCTTTTCTACGAAACCAACCTTCGCGAGAAGCGTTCTTTAATAGAACAAACGGCTACGCTCGTCGGACAATTGAACCAACGTATACAGGATGCTGAACAGCTAAAAGAAGATTTGAAGAATGCAAAACGTGCTACGCGCGTTGCACTTAATAATTTAGGTTCTTGGCGTACTATTGAAAAAGCTTTTGGTAAAGATGGTATACAAGCTTTTGAAATTAAGAAAGCCCTTCCAGCGATTGTAAAAATGATGAACGAACTTCTCATAGGAGAACTCGGGCAGAAGTTTTCTCTTAACTTCCGGATGAAGAGACACGGAACTAAGGGGCAATTAATAAATACGTTCGATCCTTTAATCACACGTTATGCCGATGAAGAAGTTCTTGAAGAAAACGTTCCTTTGACAAACCTAAGTAGGGGAGAACGTATTTTAGTGTTTGTTGCTATGAGCGAGGCTGTCGGAGTATACTTACGTAACTCTATAGGATTAGATTTAAAAACATCCTTTGTCGACGAAGCCGATGGGCCGCTAGATCCTTCAAACCGTTCTGACTATTTACGCACAAGAACACATGTACATGATTTATGCGGCCTGTACCACACATTTATAATATCACAGTCACCTGATATATACGAACAGATCCCGCAGAAACTCATACTCAAAAAAGGCCAAGTGGAGGTCGTTGTATGACGTATACTTTAACGAAGTTACCTATCGAACGTAGAGCGATTAAACACCGTATAAACGAACTGGGTGGTGAAATAGCTGGGTTTTATTCTCGCAACATCCCTAAAGTAGATGACGACGGTCTAATAATACTTACCGTTCTCAAAGGCGCAATGATATTTGCCGCGGATTTAATACGTGCTCTATACCACTATGAAATACCTCTTGAACTCGAATTCGTCGGAATAAAATCTTATCTCGGGAAGACAACGGTTTCGAACGCGCCGCTACGTCAATACGTAACGCCGGAAAGAAATTTACACGGTAAGCACGTACTCATTGTAGAGGATATTGTAGACTCCGGTTATACACTCAAACATTTACACAACTATTTAAAATCCGAACACGTCGTGCAGTCTTTAACAACGTGTACGTTATTAAATAAAGTATCAAGACGTACGGTCGATGTACCTATAGAGTTTACAGGTTTTTATATAGGCGACGCGTTCGCTATCGGGTATGGTTTGGACTACGACGAACGCTTTCGTGAGTTAGGCTATATCGAAGATTTCCAAGCGCGGGATTAAATTTTCATAATAATTATTGTATAATATATTAGAATAGGATATAAACAAGGAGAGCCAAATGAAGTTATTACCAGTTGATCCCGCAAAGATTCCCGATTTACAGTCGACATCGCGTGGGCGTGTTAGCTATCCGATTCTTAAACAGTTTATGGAATCGGGATTACCTGTTGCGCTGTTAGACAGAACTGGCGTGCAGCAAAGCTTGGCGGGTTTGTATTCCTGTCTAAACTCCTACGCGAAGAACCATGACCTGCCCGTTAAGGTACTTTCGCGCAGCGGGCAGTTATATTTAGTACGTCTGGATATCGATGGTGACGGAAAGCCCAATCCTAATTGGAGAGCTGACACTGCGCGGGGTCAGTACAAAGGTACTGAAGAGGGAGATCCTGTCAGCATTGACGACGCTGTCATTGAGGAAAGATTTTCGCACGAAAAGGATAACGTTACGAAATGAAAAAAGTTCTTGTTGTAGTATCTAATAGATACAACGGACATGAATTGTGGACGACATTAGGTGTTCTCAAACACGCACAAATTCAAGCAGTTGTCGTAGCTATAAAACCTGTTATCTCAGATGAGATAACAGGTTTTAGTGTATATACTCACGATACTGTCGATGCATTTGATCTGACTAGCATGAAAGATTTTTGCGCCCTTTTAATAGTAAGCGGCAACATGGAGGATACAGAAGCGCATTGGCGTAACGAAAAGATTAAGCGTATGGTAGAAGAAGCAATGCATGCAGATTTCGTAATAGCTGCTATTTGTTGTAGTGTACCTACAATACGCTATGCAGCAAAAGGTAAGCATGTTTCTCCTTTTCCGCTGATTCGTTCCAAAGAGTTATTAACACAGGCCGGAGCTTTAATATCTACCTTGTCAGTGTCTGTCGATGGAAAACTTATTACAGCGGAAAATCAAATGGTTACTCAGACATGGGCTGAATGTATCGTAAAGTGTATTCAAGGTGAAGATGCTTCATTAAATTTTAATGACGTGGGGGATATAACGGTCCGTAATCTGAGACCCCGTAAGCCAGATAAAGATTTAAAACGCATACGTGATACTTGGTCTGATAAGGATAGGGAAAAAACCAATACTAACCTTTAAAATATTCCCATAAAAAATCTCGATTTGACAAAGTAAATTACTTTGTCACTTATATTATTAATATAAACTTATAGCTAAAATTGCGAATACCTCGAACACGTGAAACAGCACATAAGATAAAGAAGCGTCCACATCGTATGATATTATTTCAACCTACGGACGATACTTTATCTGAGAACAACAAAGTTTTGTTAGGTGAGTTAGACGACAACATGGCAAGATGGTTAGGTTTTGACTGGGAGGTCTTATGACTTACTATCGGCGTAACGGAAGGCAGTTTAACGAGCTTGACTGTCAAATTGCTGTTGAGAACACAAAATCAGAACTCGATGAAGCTTTCGAAGAAGCTCTTAAAGAAGAGAACTACAACAACTGGACGTGCGTTTACGAATGTTTAGCTAAGCTTGCAGCACGCTTAGGACGCGCGAAAGCTCGTATGGCATCGTACGCAGGAAAGGCCGTAATGAAAAATGAACAGTAAATATGTATACACAGATCCAACGCGTAGAAGGAGGCATCATGCAAAAGTTTTTTGGGGTATGTCGATCCTTATGCATATCGATGATATGGATAACGTTACTTTTTATCGGATGCGAGGGGATAGAAGGGCCCCCCGGCCCACAAGGGCCGCAGGGTGAACAGGGTCCACCGGGTGAGTGTACATACGACGCTGAGGGCATCGAAAAAATAAACGTTCTCACGCAACGTCTTGACGGTGTTGAGGATGACTGGGCGGGCGTCAGTGAGTATTTGGATTCACTAGAAACACGCTGTCAGCTTATGCAAGAACAGGTTGAAGAGCTATCCGAACGTCTGTACAATATAGCTTATCGACTCGACTCTATACCGCCCGATCCTCCACAAGTTGGGGGCTACGCCGACGTATTTATGAATTGGGATACCACAACGACCTACGACAACTTCAACTTACAATTCGTTAATGAGTTTACATCTAAAATTGATTCTGCTCAATTGAACATATGGTCAGGAGGTATATTCGATTATATAGCGGTACCAGAACCCGCTGAGTGTATTCCAGAATTGGGTGCTAACCAAGATAGCATTGACTCTGATTATATTCGAATACGTTTTAACAATATGCTTCTTCCAGGACAATCATTTCAATGTGGTCTTGGAGATATCGATGGTGATAGATCTGAAATTATTATCGATATGTGGACAGGTAGTGTTATTCGCTCCGCGTTCTTCGACTCAACCGGTTCAGTACGTTTTTATGCGGGTACCGCGCCAAGTATAGGTGAAATCACTTTAATATGGAACCCCAACGCTGAAGAAGATCTTGCGGGATACAAGATTTATTATGGACTGAGTTCTAGGTCATATGACACCATTTTGGATGTAAACAACGTAACGGAAGCTACTATAAAAAATCTCGTTGCTGATGTTACTTATTACTTTGCGGTTACTGCTTATGACCTAACGGGCAACGAAAGTGGTTATTCGAACGAGGTGGAGGCTGTAATAGAATGAAATCACGTGAAGAGTTTTTCCTTGACGCTTGGCGATGGGCTTGTAATTTACCACCTACAGAAGACAGATGGAAAGCTATTCCAGATTTAGACACACTAGTCGAACTCCAATGGTTTGAACCCTTCGAAGAAGAATGCCGAAAGCTAACTGCACCTTCGCGATGGGACGAAGAGTTCGTAATGCTTTGTAAAGCACGTATGATTCAGGGAGCGTTTCGTTATGGTACGATGACACAAAACGAACGCAAGGATCCTTCGGTGGCGGTGTCGTCGATACCGCCTCGGATACGTAAGTTCGCCGGGTCCGGCGATTTGACCCTTCTCTGCGACGCAGCTAATTTTTCTTTAGTTGCTTTTTACAACTGGACGAAACAAAATAAGTACGAATGTACCCCCGCATTAATGCGCGCTATACATTTCAGAGAGGCACGTGATATAGAACGTATTGTACAAAACTTCGTCGACCAATTTAATACTACACATAATCTGATGCAGTTGTGTTGTATATTTACATTTTGTATGACGGTTTTCAAACTGTTCAAGAACGTAAAAGGTTTCGCTGTAAGAGACTCTGAGACAGAAAAAGTTACCTGGGACGGTTGATGAAATTTTTTTATGTAAGTTTTGTATAATATTATGAACATTAATAAGAGGAGTATTTTATGGTAACAAAACCTCGAGCAGTTGTATGCCTTAGCGGCGGAATGGATAGTGTAACTTCTCTTGCGTTCGCTATACGAGAATGTAATGTTGTTCTTATGCACGTCGATTACGGGCAGCTGACGGAAGATCGCGAGCGCGAGAGCTCTCGGCGTATTGCGAAATGGTATGACATTGAGGAGGTATATACTTTCAAAACCGACGTACTACAAAAAGTTGGAGCATCGTGCCTTACAGACAAAAACATCGATGTTCCAAAAGACGGTGTTGATCCTACGACAATACCTATTTCATACGTACCTTTTCGTAATGGAAATATTCTAGCCATGGCGGCTTCGTTGGCACAGGCAGTTGACGCATCTTTTATATATACAGGCTTCGTAGAAGAAGATAGCTCGGGGTACCCCGATTGTCGTGAAATATTTGTTACAGCATTTCAAACAGCTATTACGGAAGGTACTCGCCCCGAAACCGTTATTGAAATACGCACGCCCGTTATTCATATGACGAAAATGGAAGTTATCAAGTCCGCAATACAGTTACATGTACCTATGCATTTAACATGGTCGTGCTACGAGAATAACGATGCTGCATGTGGTGTTTGTGATAGCTGTCGCCTTCGTATAAAAGGTTTTCAAGAAATGGGCGTCATTGATCCCATCAAATACGCGGTGAACATTGACTGGAAAGGCTGCAAACCTTTTGAACTCGAAAAAAGTAACTCCTGATAATGCGACGAAGACGCCTAAAATATTTAAGATAGAAGTAGGGGGAGGATTTCGCGTTGCGCTCCCCTTGTTTGAAATATATGATAAATATGGTGTCGTTTTACCTTTAGATTATACATGTAAAACTATCTTCTTAGCATTACTATTGAACCCTTTTGTTGAAGATTCCTACCTTGAAAGCTTCTCAAAGTCTTACCCGTCTGTGATTTGTCGATTAAGAAAAATAATTACTAACGTTTACGGACACAAGATAGCCCGCGTACGTCGTTGCGGCTATCAACTAATATGGAGAGATACCCCCAATGAAAGACGTACAAGCTGAAGAAGACCGCAGAGGAAAAACCATACATAAAGTAGGAGTACGTAAACTCCAGACACTAGTACAGTATTGTGAAACACAAATGTGGGCTGAAATAAGTTCGTATATTACTTTAGATAGTTTCAAACGCGGTGCACACATGTCGCGTTTTGTCGAAGTAATGAATAAAACTCCGCAACGAATCGACAAGCCTATAAGCTATCTAAAGGGCTACATGAACGACCTACTCAACGCACATAAGGTCGAAGAAGTATTTTTGAAGGTACGCACAGCTATACCTTTTGATGTACTATCGCCGCGTACACGAAATTTTTCAACACGTAAAATACCCCTCGAGTTGGAAGGCGAAATTGTAAAAGGTACACCTAAATATTTTATACGCACAAAAATTTATGTAACATCGCTGTGCCCATGCAGTAAAGAAATATCCGATCAGGGTGCACACAACCAACGCGCCATAATAGATGTACGTATGCAAGTTACAAAGAACTTAGAAATAGCAGATATTATTCATAGGTTACGTACATTGGGTAGTGCACCAATATATCCCATTCTCAAACGTTCAGACGAACGCTACGTTACAGAACGCGCTTACGCAAATCCTAAATTCTGCGAGGATATCGCACGCGACGTATCTCTTGAACTTGATAAGATCGAAGGAATTTCTAATTACAGTGTCGTAATCGAAAGTGAAGAAAGTATCCATGATCATAACGCTTTAGCAATTATTGACTACTTCAAATTCGATTGAATTTTGTACAATTTTCGTGTATAATATAAAGAGACTAAAATAAGGACTATGTCAAATGGGTAAGATTCCACCTATAAAAGTTCCTTTACACTTTGCCTTTCCTGAAATTGACATAAAATTTACTAAGTTACACCCTGACGCTATAGCACCTACGAAAGGTTATGTAGACGACGCGGCTTTTGATTTATATACATACCAAAAGCTTATAATACCTCCACATTCGATGATGCTTGTTAAAGTAGGTATTGCTGTAGAATGTCCCCCGTATATATGTTGGACGTTACGTTCGCGCGGGTCAATGCATACGGGAGGTGTGTGGGTATATCCTGGAATGGGTGATCCTGGATATCGAGGTGACGTTGGCGTAAATGCCTGGAATACAACTAACCATCCGTTAATATATAGTAAAGGTGAACGTATAGGTCAGATTCAATTTATGTTTCGCCCAACTATTAATCTTATAGAAGTAGAGACTATTGAAGAAAGCTCGCGTAATACAAAAGGATTCGGATCAACCGGACGTTGATCTTTACACTCTCAAAAAGTTTTGCTCCGAATGTGAGTACAACGGTAATCTCTCACTCCCCTCAGAAATAAGTTCGTACGCAAAAGTATTTTTAGTAGGAGAGGCTCCCGCACGTGAAGAGTTCGAAAAGGAACGAAACTTCGTAGGTGACTCAGGACATTTACTTACGCGGTATCTTAGAGAGATCGGGCATCACCGACGTGACGTTCATATAGGTAATATTATACGTTGTAAAATCCCAAGTAAGCTTTCCCGTACTGATAAAGACTCTTTAATAAAACGTTTATCCGCATGCTGTGGTCGTTACATATTAGACGACATTAAACGTGCGAAACCTACTATTGTTGTTCTGATGGGGAAGCCTGCTATACACTTTTTTATAAAAGGGAGTCCTTCAGTTACAAAAGTACGCGGGCGTATTTTCTATTCTGAGCTCGCGCAGACACACATAATATGTACATATCATCCTGCGGCGGTTATGCGCGACTGGACTTATGAGAAGTCGATTGTCCACGATCTCGAAAAAGCTTTTGCGTTTGTAGAGAACCCAAACATCGAGGTAAAAGAACCTACGTATAAAATTGCACGTGGCTTAGAAGATTCATTACACATATGTGAATTTCTACGCAATCAAGATGAGATCGTATTTGACGTAGAAACAGATTCATTGGATTGGTTAGATGGTGATATTTTAAGTTTCGGTTTTTCACACAAACCTTTTTCAGGTGTGACTATACCGTTTCGTTCTATACATAGTACGCCTTTAAACGCAAAGGAACGTACTAAGTTAGTTAATCATGGTATTAAACCCCTTCTCGAATGCCCTAATAAGAAGATAGGACACAATATATTATTTGATTGTCATTGGGCAAAGAACTATGATATAACTGTCAACAATGTAACGTTTGACACTATGTTAGCACATCATCTCATCGATGAAAATTTTCCTTTAGATCTCGACACCCTCGCAGATTTTTATACTGACATGGGTACTTACGCAGACGAACTCTACGCGCATTTACCTAGTAAGAAGTCAAGTTATAATGTAGTACCTGATGAAGTACTATGGATATATGGTGCTAAAGACTGTGACGCTGAATTTCGCTTAAAAACAATTTTCGACGAGAAACTCGATAAAGAAGGCGTCCGTTGGGTTTTTGACAATATTACTGTTCCCTTAATAGACGTCATTTTAGAAATCGAAAGACGTGGAGTCTATGTCGATAGAGATGGCTTCGAAGCTGCCGCGATAGAGGCGGGTGAAGAGCTTGACCGTCTAACGGAAGAGATGCGTACACATAGTGGTATGGGCGATGATTTTAATCCTAATTCAACGAAACAGTTACAAGATATACTTTTCAACACATTAATATTAACACCTGTACGTGAAACGAAAACAGGTTATTCGACAGATGTTAAAACACTTGAAGCTTTAGAAGGACAACACGAGTTCGTCGATTTATTACAAACGTATCGTAAGTTAGCCAAATTTAAAGGTACCTATTTAGATGGTACGCGTGATGGTAAAGAAGCTGGTCTTATAAGGAGAATACGCGAAGACGGGCGTATCCATACATCATACAAAATTCATGGTACAGGCACCGGACGGTTATCCTCAGCAGCTCCTAACTTGCAAAATATACCCCGTGGGGCTTTAATACGCGCATTATTCAAGGCGGCGCCCGGGTGTAAGTTTGTGATTGCCGACTTTGAACGCGGTGAAATGTTTACGTCAGCACATTTGAGTCGCGACGTACAATTACAGAGAGCCTTACGTGAAGATATTCATCGGGCTTTAGCCGCGCGTATGTATAATAAAAAACGCGAAGACGTTACTAAAGAAGAACGTGTAGCTGCTAAGACCGTAATATTTGGTATTCAGTATGGTAGAGGTCCCGACTCACTTGCGAAACAGTTGAAAATATCACGCGCGGAAGCGATTCGTTATATTGTAGCCTTCTTCGATAGCTACACACAATTAGAAGCGTGGATAAAGCGACAACATGATCATGTGAGGAGGTACGGGTTCGTTCGGAATCTCTTCGGACGCAAAAGACACCTTTACGGAATATTTTCAGTACAAAATTCTTACACCCGTGGCGAGATATTACGCCAGGCACAAAATTCTCCTGTACAGGGTAGTCTAGCTGATGCAGGGCATCTTGCGACTATTGAGTTAGTTAAACGTTTAAAAGAAGACTTCTCCGATGTCGATATAGGCGTTGTACTACTAGTACATGATGAGATAGTATTAGAAGTTCCCGAGGCGTATGTTGAACCTGTAAAGGCATTATTAAAAGAAGTTTTCGAAAAGCCACGTAAGGGTTTACAAATACCCGTTGAAATACTCGTAGGAGATAACTGGAGTGCAAAATGAGCGTAAAACTTATATCTATAACAAACGATCCTGAGCTAAAAATTATGCGAGCTTCGCAAGTATGCCGCAATATATTTGAACACGGCAGACCGGATAACCGTACTATCGTTAATTATGTACGTACACGTATGGATGTAGGTCACTGGGGGGTATTAGAACACGCATCCGCATCTGTTTTGTGGCGTGATATATCACGCGCGTGTTCTCATCAGTTAGTCAGACACCGAATAGCCTCTTATTGTCAAACATCGCAGCGTTATACAGAACCTTCCGGTGACGCGGGTTTTGTAACACCTCCGTCTATTATAACAGCAGGTAAACAGGATTTATTTGCGGCGGCACTTAAACATGTGTATTCCATATATGAAGAACTTTTAGACGTTGTACCGAAAGAAGACGCGCGTTTTATACTCCCCAATGCTACGATGACTAATATTATGATCACAATGAACTTTCGTTCATGGAGACATTTTTTCAAACTTCGTTGCGGTCAACACGCTCAGTGGGAAATCCGCCGCATGGCCGCACAAACACTTGATTTACTACAAGCGTATACACTCGCAACATTTGGTGATTTTGTAATACATAAGCATACAGATGGATCAATTACACGTGTTGAAATTCCGGAGAACTGCGAATGAAAAACATACGTATATGTTTTGTAGGGGCACACGGAACGGGTAAAACTACCCTTGCATTTGAAGTTCATAAGTATCTGTATAGAGAACTTCACGAAAAAGATGTCGTACTCATTTCGGAAAGTTCAGATGGCGCAAAAAAAGCTTTACATTTAGAAAAGAACGATCCTTCTTACGAAGAAGCATTAATACATTATCGTGCGAAGCTTTTTTATAGAACGCCGGAGTTCATTTCAGATCGTTCATTATTTGATCCCTTGGGCTATTCGATAGTAAAAACCGGACAACTGTCTAGTGAACTGTTACAATACGCATTGGATGTACACAAAAAGTTAAACCCTCTACTTTTTTATGTACCTATTGCGATACCTTTGGTAGGAGAATCTCATCGTCCTGCAAATGAAAAATACCAACAACACGTTGACGATTCTATAAAAGCCGTGCTCACAGGTGCTGGAGTACAGTATCATACTATTACACGTGTAGATTTGGTGAGTCGCTTGACTTATATAATTACAGTTTTAAGGAGACACATCGATGAGTAAACATACTGTTAAGATATTTCATACCGCACCGGTTGCGTTCATGCAGGTACTTGAACAGCACCAAGACTTTTTATTTATCGAAGCGCACGCCGCTCTCGAGAATAAGAAGTACGCAGATTATCTTGTAACACACAAAACGTTGAAACCCAACGTGTACGTAATAATGGACAATTCCGCATATCTGCTGGGTGGTCCTATGTCTGAAAAAGATTTTATGCGCGCGTACGAATATTTTATACCCGACTGTATTATCGCACTAGACCATCCATATAGTAGGAAAAAAACTCTCGATGCTACAGAAAGTTTTGTTGCGCGATATAAAAAGCAAATCGATGCAAAGATTATGGCAGTCCCTCAGGGGGAAACTTACGCTGATTATATATCGTGTTTTTGGCGGTTATGCGAAAACCCCGACGTTGATGTAATCGGTGTTAATATGTTTATGGATTGGGAACATCCAGATATGTCGAAACTAGAAAAAACCGAACGCATATGCAGATATCGTAATATGATACTCTGGAACGCACACGACATCGTACGTATGGCTACTGAGAATAAACGTCTTCCGAAGTCTTTACATCTACTCGGTATTACTTCGGGGCGAGAGTTAACATTTATACGCGATAATAATTTGTTTACTGTTAAATCGTGCGATAGCTCGTCCGCGTTCATTCACGGGTACTACGGTGTTAAATACGGTCCGAAGGGGTTAAAAGCAAAAGACTGGGATCATAAACTAGACTTCTCTATTAAGGAAGTTACCGATGAACAACGTAAGAATATCTTACATAACATAAAGATTCTCAACAGGTTGAGAGGAGCTAATGTCACACTTTAAAGAACGTATCCTGAATGAACTAAAACAAGTCGACAGACAGGGAATGCCTAAATTAATGAAGTACTTACAAGAGAGCGATTTCTTTACGGCGCCCGCGTCAACAAAACACCACGATAGTGAAGCAGGAGGTTTAGCCTATCACAGTTGGACGGTCTTTCGTTTATTGAAACAAAAAAACGAAGCGTATAATCTACAGCTGCACGAAGACACTGTGCGTATTACAGGGCTACTACACGATATGTGTAAAATATACTACTACGAATTAGGAAAAAAGTGGGTCAAAAACGCGGAAACCGGTTGGAAATGGGTACAGGAAGATACGTGGTTGGTTGAAGATCAATTTCCAATAGGCCATGGTGAAAAGTCTGTGATAGTACTGCAGCGGTACATACGTTTAACTGATCGAGAAGCTTTAATGATACGCTATCATATGGGGGCTTTTGATCCTATGATACATTTTTACCCGTCGAAATACGCTTTTAGCGACGCTATTGAAGCATGCCCAGCAATCGTAGCTCTTGCGTCGGCCGACTGGGAATCGCGGATAGTATCAAACCTTGATGTAGAAAGTTGATGCATTGATTAAATTTTTGGTAGTAAATACTGTATAATATTATAGATATAATACATTATGTTTTTAATCATCTAACTGGAGGTTATCTATGGCAGTAAACAAGTACGGTGTCGATGTTGATGAGCTTCGTGACGAGCTTAAAGATATCGAACGACGTAGTGCACGCGGGCCATATTGGACCCCACAGGTAGGAAAGAACATCGTACGTATTCTTCCAGCATGGGCTGAAGGAAAACGTTTCTACCACAAAGTGTGGGGACATTGGGTACGCGCACAAAGCACTTCTTACCCCTGTCTGAACAAGATGAAAGGTGAGAAGTGTCCACTCTGTGAAGAAGTCGAAAGGCTCAGAGCTACTGGTGATCGAAAACACGCGAACGCTCTTTCTGCGAGTCTGAGGTACTACTTGCAGGTTATCGATCGAAAAAATCCTGAAGCAGGTGTTCAGATATTTAATACCGGGTCAACGGTATTTAAAGGTATTGCAGCGCTGCTTAACGACGAGGATTGGGGTCCTGGGCTTCTTGACATCCAGAAGGGTTACGATATTGTCATCGAACGTACGGGTGAAGGTCTTGATACTGATTATCCTTCAATACGCGCCCGTAAAGATCCTTCCCCAGCAGGTGTTGGCGTAGAAAGTCTGATCGACCTCGAAAGTATCGTTGACTTTCGCACGGCTGATGAGATGCGTTCTGTACTTACAGGAGACACTTCTTCTGAGGGTACTGATAGCGCCGAGGGAGATGCTTCTGCATCAAAAGGTGGTAAGCCTGAATGTTACGGACAATATGACGCAGACGCTGAAAAGTGTAAGGACTGTGCGTCGAACTTCGATTGCGAAATCGATACACCGGCGAAATAAGTATGCTTATCGCCGCCGGTCGCGTGGCGGGTGTACTTCTGTTCTTATATGCTATATACTACGCGTTTACACACCTGTTCGGGACGCTACCGCCACCTAGAGACAGGCATATAAGGACATCCTGGGAGATTACGGTCTGGTGTATCGATATCATAAAGACTGTGATCATTGCTGCAATCGGCTTGATGTTATTCAAACTACTCTGAGGAGGTAAGTTTTGCTTAAAAGAGACAAAAATCCACCTTCCGAAGATCCAAAATTGGATTCAGTACAAACCCCACCGCATGAAGAAACTTCGAGTGCATCACGAGATGATATACGTACAGTTCAAGAGATGTTGAAGCAACTGTCCCCTACGTCTGAGAACTCGATTTCGATCAGTCAGATACCCGCACATTGTGCGAAAACACTGACAGCGGCCCTGAATCTAGAATGGTTCGGAAATGTTGATGGGAGTTCTTCCGGTAACATTATTAAGGTGCGTATCGAGAGTCTTGATATGACCCTTGCGGATTTTTATGAGAAGATTCGCGGCATACTGTCGCGTAGTTCAACCCGGTAACCTCCCAATGGTGAGAGCGTGCTGCTTCAATGGCTCCCTTGATTTGTATCAAAGGAAGCAGCACGCTTTTTTAATCCAAACACTATTCATCTACAAACGAAATTACTTGGTATAAAAACAGCAGAATTATGATTTACAAAGTTATTTTTAATAATTACTTAGCCTAATTGGAATATTTAATTTTGATATATGTTACTATTAAAAAACCTATGGACAAAGTAAATTACTTGGAATTTAATTGGTATATTAAAGGAATTTTTAACCAGTTTATATAAAGATTATTCAACCTATGAAAGTTCCTCGAAAACACAGTTCAACCGCTGCAGCGTTCTTTGGTCTAGATATAATGGTAAGAAACGCCGGCATAGTTGCTGTTGATGTAAACGGGAAGAAGATTTTTGCTGAGGTCTGGAATAGCCCTGAAAAAGGCATAAAACGTGTAAATTTTTATTTCGAGAAGTTCCTTGAATTGATCGCACAGTATCCGCATGCTTATTACGGATTGGAAGATTATGCGTGGGGTAAGGGAGGTGGAAATTCTCGATCTACTTTTACTATAGGCGAGATCACAGGTACATACAAGCTACATTTATATAGAGCTCGATTACCTTTATTCATATTCGGTATCGGACAGATAAAGAAGTTTTTCACAGGAAAAGGTAACGCTCCAAAAGAACATATGTTTGAGAAGGGGCTTGAGTACATCGAATGGTTAGAACCCCCGAAGTTAAAAAAGGATTATGATAAAGTCTCACACATAATAGATGCGTACGCTATTTCGTTGATGACACGCTACTACGCTTGCGGCGGTACATCGCTACTGAATACGGAGCAGATAAAATGGCTGGAGGCCCATAATGCCAGAGAGTTTGAAATTCGATGAAGAATTTCAACTTGCCCTGCTGGCGCTCGTTCTTACAAACAAAGAAATAGTTGCAAAAGTAAAACACCTAAAGGATCTACCAGATGTATTTGAAGATGATTTATCTAAGGCCTGTGTTGACGTAGTATTAAAGTTCCACGCGGAATACGATAACTTACCTTCAAAACAGCAGCTATTATTTGAATTAGAAAAGCGCGGGCATGTAGACGTACAGCGTGCTATTCAAGCTGCATACAATATTAAAGTCGATAGTCCTAATTGGTACTATGACAAGATATTCGATTTTGTATATTCACAAACATTCAAAGCGAACCTTGTCAAAGCAGCAACGGCTTTAGAACGTGGACAGCTTGAAAAGGCTGCAGGAATAGTACACACTACAAGTAAGTTATCTAAACCAACTACAAACGTAGGCATCAATCTCTTTAGTGAGATTGACTCTCCTTATACTGAATCTACGCAAAAAGTCCCTACTAATATAGAACCCATCGACACGGCTATGGACGGAGGCCTCTCGAAAGGCGAACTCGGTATGGTACTCGCTCCATCAGGCGTTGGAAAGAGTATGGCATTATGTTTCTTTGGTATACAAGCCGTATTGAAAAACTATAAAGTAGCCCACTTCACTTACGAATTAAGCGGCGAACGTACCCGCATGCGTTACGAAGCCGGTTTTACTGCCATTCCCATAAATGAGCTTAGATTACGTTTCGATGAAAAATGTGCGAGTATGCATAGACTAGCTAAAGAAAATGATCTACAAAATAACTTGTACGTTATCGAATATCCAACAAAGTCGTGTACAGTTCCTATGATAGAAGCACATTTAGATACTCTTGCAGATATAGATTTCGTACCAGACATACTTATAGTTGATTATGTAGACCTAATCAAATGGTCGAGACACTTAGACAAACGCGAAGGTCTCGGTGAGAATACCGAAGGGCTACGTAGAATAGCCGGTGAGCGAAAAGTACCCGTATGGACTGCGACGCAGACTAATCGCGAAGCAATGAATAGAGTTGTATTTGGTATAGAGACCGTCGCAGAAGCCTTCGAGAAAGTAATGATTTCCGACGTAGTTCTTGCAATATGTCAAACTGAAGATGAGTATAGAGCGAATACTTGGCGGTGGTTCGTTGCGAAGAACCGTAATAATAAGAAGGGTCAAGAAATAGAAAGTGAATATGACTTCGGTATAGTTAACTTGAATCTGCATAGTGAGGTACTATCACGATGACACGCAACAAAGACTACTTAGGTGTATTCGATTATAGAGATAGTATCTTTGATCCTTTGGACACTTATCGTAAAGCTATCAATCTTGTGGAACAAAAAGTCGAAAATATGCTATATGAAAAACTTGGTATAGCTGTCATTCCTAACATGGAAGGTTTCACGCTTTTAAATGTGCCCATGGGTTTACGTAAAATAACAATTGTAGACCAAACGTTATCGTCGGTTGTCCATACTGATTATTATTTTAAAGACGACGAACTTATTATGACAGCAATAGTATATATAGACGAAAAGGGTAAAGTAACACTTACAGTAAAGTAATGGCGTACTTTAATATTGAAAAATTCATCGAACGGGAAGAACCCGTTGAGAAGAGATCCAATTCACGTGAGATGTGTTTTTTATGTCCTAGGTGCGAAGATACTGTAGGTAAGTTGTATGTAAATCGTGAAACACTGAAGTTCTTTTGTCATAGATGTCAGTTTGCTGGGGGGCCTCGTAATGCTACCAAAAAATACGTACGCACAGCGCCTCCAGCCCTGCGCGAGATAAAAAGGCCCCCCAGTTATATTAGACTAATGCCCCAGTCTAAAGAACTGTATCACAATTTAATAAGAGACAAACCTGAAATACGTAAATTACTTCGTAATAAAAACTTCCGCTGGGAAGATTTACAGGGTTGGGAACTCGGATACTGTACCAACGGCCCGTTCACGGGCCGGCTAATTATTCCAGTTTATTTCAATTACAAGCTCGTCGCGCTGCAAGGCCGCACTCTCTTTAACGAAGACCCAAAGTATAAAAATCGTGCAAGTACGGGTGTATATACACAAATATTTTACAACTGGGATCGCGCAAAAAAGAATGATACACTCGTAATTGTAGAAGGTCCTTTCGACGCGTGGCGCGTCGGCTTTAACGCTATTGCTACCTTGGGCACATTCCTATCATCATACCGCGTAGGCCTCATTAATCAACTCCATCCAAAACGTGTTGTAATCATGTACGATGCTGACAAAGCAGGTCAAACAGCAATGTACAAAGCTTCCCGAAAAATATTTCCTACCATCGAAGTGCTCGGTGCAATCTTACCAAAGAAAAAGGACCCTGCTGATATGGAACGCGGGGTCCTTTTGGATTTAATCGCGGGGGCTAAAAAGATCACAATGGGACAGCTATTTCGCGATTAATCACCTCCGGAAGTATCGTCGTCGGTTTCTTCAAGTATATGATCGACGGCTTCCAGTAATTCATCGATCAAAGTATCATCGTAAGGAGTGTCGGACTTCTCGACGAGGTTTTTGAGTTCGTCTTCGAACTCGCGTACAGCAAATGCCACGATACGTACTGCTTTCACGACGGTCGCATTTGGTGCACCTTGATCGTACAGCAACTCCAGAAGATTGGAGATGTATCCCATAATCAAAAGGATGATGGGATCAAGAGTTGCTCGTGTTACAGCCTTAAATTTGGCTGCAAGTGCGCTGAGATTTCCCATAGTTTGCCTCTCTTTCGTTTGTGTCCTTTCGTTAATGCTCGTCATTAACGTTTTGGACATGGTTGGCCACTACTACGACGCACGCCCGTTGAGTGCCCACTTCTACGGCGAGCACTGTCTTTATAAGGGCCTGTACCGTCACGTTTACCTCTGCTAGTTTTGCCCATGATTACCTCTTCCATTTTGATATATTTTTGCCTTTTCTCTTAGGCATTTATCGAGGGCCGTCCCTATTGCCCCAAGCAACGACAACCCGAAGGTTATCCAGAAGCTTTCTGCTTTAATACCCGCGACTACCGCGACAGGTATTTGCGGTACATATGCACGCAAGAACCTAAAAAAGAGCATTTTTACACCGTATTTGGGAAGTGGTGTCTGCATAGTACCATGAACGTCTTTCGCGGTTTTTTGCACGACGTTCTGTAGCTCTTTAATATTACGCTGTAACTCGCGCATCTGTTTATTAAGTTCTATCATGTATATACCTCTTTGCATTGTATAGCATATTAGGATTCTCGTCAAGTAAAAAGTAATTACCTTTATAATGTAGCATCGCTTGGTTAGGTTTGTCAGTAAGCAAGCTAGGTAAAGCCACGTGTATAAATCTGGGGCGGTAATCGTCGGCGAGATATAAAATAACCTGATGCCAATTATATTGTAGACGTTCTACAATATACTCATACGCATTTGGAAGTCTAAATGAGTTTTGAAAGTTATTCGCGAAGACCCAATCTGCTGCTTCACCGAATATATGCTGTGATGTAGAACTACCCTTGATCGCGCTATTGAGTTCTCGTGAACGCTTTCCCGACGTAATACGCATACGTTGATTGAAATTATCCCTAACAGGCTGTAATATCATGTGTGCTAAATAAAAAAGCTTCCAACGCTCGATCTCGTCAAAGATGATTAACTTCGCTAATTCCGGGTGTGAATCCGAAACAGCGAACTCTTTTAACTTAAAATCTTTTGACAACTGTAGATTACTCATAGCTCACCTCTCTATGGCGTATATTCTAAAACGCATTACATACCCGTATATTTTCGCTTCCTCGTCGTATAACTGCTGCGGCGTGAGTAGCGTCGTAAACACCGCATAAATTTCGTTTGTCTCGACACGATCGCTTCCAAGTTTATCTTCTATAGCGTCAATAACTTTAGATGCTTCATCGTAATTAGAATTCGACCACGCCCATACTTGCACGTCACCAAGAAAAGTTTCGTTTACCCGGGCGAGCCGCATACCGGGCTCCATACGAAAATTAACACATGGATATTCTGGACTTGCTACAGTAGCTAGTTCAGAAGGATATACATTATTGCCGATCAAATCGCGCACAGTTTGGTCGGATAGAACGTGATATCGAATCGCATGCTGTAACTTTCTTGTATCCATTACATAACTCCTGTTGCTTGAGCTGCGATAACACCGAGCATGGCTGCGCCGACTCCGGCGGCTACTCCCCACCAAAACTTAGTCTTTGGCTGCGGCATGTTCTGTATATATTCTTCAATGAGATTCTCTTTGTGCGGAACTACGGTTATGCTGTTTTCAAACAGACCTACTGGGTAAAGAGAGTATGCGCGTACTTTTGAAGTTACGTCAACTAACGGTTTATCACGGGCGCTTATAAGAGACTCTGAAAACGTCTTTTGCGAGACTATAACTTCTGTCGGCGCATCGGGTAAAGTATCTATTGCTACTGGTACTTGTGCGGAGTCAGTTACTATAAAATAATCAGGCAGCCCTTTTACATCTTCTTCGAGACTTTGTAAGCGTTGTATCAATGCTTCCATGCTTATTTTCCATGTAGTGTCAGGAGGTGCGGGTTTAAACTGCGCGGCGATTTCATCTGGGATACTTTCCCAAACAGGTTTTTCGACAACGACTTTCCGTGGGCTCGCAAAGTATAATGTCGTGAATACTGCGAGTATCACGATTAAACCTACCAATGCTATATGATACCACTTCATAATGGCCTCCTATGATACGTCTAATGGTTTATTTTCCAGCAAATATATAGATCTGAATATCATCGGACCTACATGACCTGCGTACACATTTCCAAAGTATCTTTGTTCCCATATACGATCCCACTTCATAGCAATCCAAAAAGCATAATCATAATGAGGTTGTACCCATACAAAGCTAGCCTCCGAAAGTAATCGTCTATAATACTCAGTCGTCGCATCGAGATAATCATACTGAATACTCAGACTAAGTTCCCACCCGCGGTCATATTCTTTCAATGAACCATCTATTAATCTGTCAGATGACATTTCAGAAAGTTCCCACGTAGGTTGCATAGTATTTGGATGATAGGGAAACTCGTCGTACAAATCGTAAGTGACTTCGCGACAAGAAACATTATCTATGTAAATTGTATTTGCATAGCTACTACCATCGGTCGCGTAAATTTTAATATCAAACGCCTCTTGCGTAGATGTTGTAAAATTAAATATACCTAAAAAATGTACTTGCGTACCCGATACAACTTTAGTTTGTAAATCAAGATCTTCATCCGCTGCAGATAGCCGTGCGCTTATATTACAAGACCCAGTAGCCGAGCGTGCATAAAATGATAACGCGAATGATTTACCTAATAATGAAGATCCATACGATATTGCATAGCGTGCATATGTTCCCTGGGTTCCTGTGTCTATAAGCTTTAAAGAATAGTCACCGTAGTACGTCTCAGAATCTTCTACGCGAGAAACACTTGCACTAGGTACGCCTATCCATCCGTAAATATTCGATTCGAAGCCTCTATTATCTACCAGTTCGGCTCCACATATCAAATATCGTGGACGTCCGCTGCCTCCTAAAACTGTCGTCCAATTAAGACTCATAGCTTTCGAATCCTTTAAATTTAATAACACCCGTACTTGGTGAGAGCTCAAAACTGGTTGTTACCCATAGTCTGTTTGGGTTTACGTTGTAATACCTATCAGGAAATTTAATACGACACACATCAAAAAGTTCTATGTGTGGTTGAAACGTCATACTTTGACTTATCGCCTTACGATTGCGACTGAACTTTTCGAATAGTAAATCTCCAGTTAACGCAGCAAGATTAGACAACTGAATAAGTGAATTATCTATAGACAAAACCTTACGACTTTCTTTCTCAACACCTCGACGTACTATTGCAGAATCCTCACCGAAGCCCCAATGTACCTCTATCATGTCATAGCAATGATCCCAAGGTTCCATTACGGGCGCTGGATTTTTATATACAACTTGATCTGTTATGTCATATGGTACAGATACAGTACCTAATTCATTCCACATAAAATAAACAGCTACAAGAGGATCCGCCCACATACCAACCGCGTCGGCTCCTCTAAATGTTACTACGATAGGTGAACTACCATAGTCGCTTATGTCTTTATGTATAGTGAGTAAAAGATAAATTTCGAAAATCTCTTCTTCCGTAGGGTCGTCGTATGTCATTGTCAACGTCGCATCATCGTCGGACAGATGTTCCAAAGAGTATACCGTTCCGAAGGCCTCGACAGATACAGTTGAAGGATCTAATGCATAGCCTTCTCCGCTCTCCTTAAGCTTTGCATAAACATAAGGAAGATCATCTCGAGTTTCGCTATGATCGGGATCGAGTCCCCAGAAGTATGGTCTATAGTATCCAAGGCCGAAGAGTCCTCCTGTTATATATGTCCACGCTCCTGCAATGTTAGGTTCCGCGTTTAGCTCTAGACCTTTATCACTCGGGGTTCGCGCGTCAGGAGTTAATTGCAACGCGGCCGTTCCTGATGTCGGGAACGATGTAAATTCTATAATCCAGCACCTGCGGCCGTCTCGCTCGCCCAAATCTATAGTACGCGCAGGAGAATAAAAAGGCGCTGACCCTCCAACACTTAATTTGAACGGATGTTCTTCAGAATATACACCTTCATAGCTCCGTGAAACTTGGTACGATACAAAAAATACTACACGATAATTATTCGCAGCGGCGGTAGCTAGGTTAAGATTAGATTCAATGGACACTTCAGGATGTAAATAAGGTTTATTTGCACAGCAATCCCATAATACGCATTTTCCCCCGCCGCCCTCACGTGATATACAAGTACAACTATTTAAGGGGTACCCTCCGTCGGGGTGTACCCCCGGAGGTGAAAACGCAACATAAACTACATTCTCTCGGTTTTTCGCTATAGCAGCACCCGGACCATCTCGCCCTATAGTAGTATAGAGTAGGCAACAATCACCCTCATAATATGCAAAGTCCCCTTCATCTGGAAAGTACGGCTGTGTATATAACCCACTATTTTGTACATTCGACATGTGATAAAAATCTTGCGCGTTGTGCCTCTCAATAGTGCAGCCCGATCCTAACGTAGGTTCAGTATTAAATGCACACTGTCTAGTTACAGCAGTGACGTTATTCACAAATTCTATTGGAGATTCAAGTACGCACCCCTGCATATCGAGTGTACATTGTGAAGCTACCATCGATCGAGAATTAAACCCCCACGCACGTATGTTTGTAAGATTGACAGTTTCTGAACCGGACCCTTGAATTAATAAAGCAGTACCCTCACTTAGCTTGCCTATTATCTCGATGTTCTCGAGAGTGACGGTCCCCCCGCTTAAGTTATTTAGATTGAACGCATATTCTACCTTAGAAACTGCTATGTTCCATTTGTGAAATTTCAGTATGTAAAAATTCTTTATTGTACATGGAGAAGTTACGTTGAACCCATACGAGCGTAGTGGTAAAAATATTATAGGGTAATCCCCCGTAAGTGGATCACGTCTGCCTTCAATAGTAAGGTTCTTTGTAATAGTCGCAAAATAGGCTTCTTCAGTATACGCAAATAGCGCACGATTCTTTACAATGATAGTATCACCATTCGACGCAGCACTCATAGCTGCGTTGAGTGTTGCAAATGGTTCTGTTGGGGTGCCTGGATTACTATCATCGCCCGTAGGTATGTCATTAACGTAGTAAGTAAGTGCCATTTTACATATTCAGCTTTTTAAGGATGAGTGTGTTATCTTCTTTTATGCGCGTACGAAATGCGAACGGTGTACAAAGATCGCTAAATAATTCTCTACCGTCCCTATCACCTAATGCCGCTTGCTGTACCCTAGGATAGAACTCAGTACCTATTTGAAATACCAATCCTTTTGAAGGTCCTGTCACACCTACAATACGATCGGTAGCAGATTGCATTTCAACAATATCATATTCAGCATCATCAACGGTTCCCATGAACTCGTGTGTAAACCCGTGTGACGCTCCTAAAGCTGAGTTAAACGTCATTTTAAGAATACGCGCACCTACATTACCGTAGCGGGTATCACAAAGTGCGCAATAGACTTGATTATCTGTAGGATGTACTACGAATGCTTTCAACTGAAAGTTAGGATTGTCTCCTATGCTAGTTGTATATAATTTTCCCATGTAAAAAATGAAATAATGATACGACAAATCATTTCTATTAAGTAAACACCCGTGTAACTCTCCCGCAGATGATTCATATACCATTTCTATAGGTACACAATATTGTTCATCTCCCTGTATAGACGATCCAGGTTCGACTGTGCCTGTAGAAAAGTTAAATTGTATTGTGTATGGTGTGTACAAATTTTCATTACGTAGCAATGCGATATACGCTGTAGAAATATTTGTGCCTAAGTCATTCCACTTTATCCACCCCGTCCACAACGCAATATTATCTGGGCCGTAACATGTAGAACATAATAAATTGTCATTATCAAATGTTTTAGCCCCCGGCGACCATAGTGTTGAGTTAACAGCTGTTTGATAATCATTAAATCCACAGCTAATCACTTTATACTCAGTACCGTTCCACGTGAGCACCCTCCAACGGTCGTTTGCATCATCCCATGCGATGAACCCTCGTTGACCGAGCGACCATCTATAATGTATTTCAAACTCGTTAGCCTGCGACGACCAATTGCCAAGAAAAAACCATCCAGGTGGGGCATTCCAAAAATGCCCGAGAGTACAATCTTCCAAACCGTATTTGCCAATTTGATAATAAAATTCCCTACGATACGAAACAGATAGTGATGATGAATCTTCTAGTAATCCACTACGTAAAGCAACAAACGCCTTTCTAAGCGTGTCACTACTTACAGAATGCACACAGGGTATAGGAGCACAAATATTTTCGCCTGCAAACTTAGAACCTTCAGACGTCCAGTTCTTTTGTCCTATCGTAGTGTATTCGTAGTCTTGATCACCCCCCGCATCGTCTGTTATGTGGCGGCCTAAACGGTAACATACTTCGCCTGTTATGAGTGATGGCCACGAAGTGTCTACACTATTTATAAAATAGTCGTAGGCTAGCTTATTGGTTAAAGTATTGTATCTAAATAATATCGCGGCGGTTGGGCGCTCTTCGGTACCTCCATAGGGTAGATTGGGAAAACTAATATCACTAGTTACATGACGGCAGCCGGTATCGTCATAAGGTTTCCATGCGAGCCCATTTATATATAAACCACTGTGTGTAACTTGTAATCTACGGATATGCAGTTTAAAATGGTAGAAGGGTGGTATTTCACACACCTTCTCCGCGCACCCGTTTTGTGGGATTTTCCACAACTCATCTTCGTAGCCTACGTATAAAATTTTATTGTATGAATCCCATGCAACAGCTTCTGGAACTTTATTTTCGCCATCCAGATGCGGAAGACCTCCCCACACCGCTATACGAGGTTCGCTCCAATCAAATTTTAAAGCTTCCATAGTACGACACGCTGAAGGAAATCCAAATTCAGTAGCTGCGTATTGTGCTAATGTATGGAAATCTATTACGTTATACCAAGCACCTGCAATACCGTCTTTTTTGATAATCACAGTGTCTTCTGTATCTTCTAAGGGCAGTAGATCATGTATAACTTTAATATCTACACCGACACCGTCGTTATCATATATACGATGAGTTCTTTTTATGCGGCGTAGATCTAAAGCACCAGAATTACGTGTTACTACTTGGAAACGTACAAGATAAACATTACGTAAATGATCTCCAATTACTACAGACGTAGGTACCCAGTCACGTGGCATCTCCCACGTAATGTGTCCACTATTTGCACATTGATTAGTTTCGTCCTCTGTATATGTTAAGGTTTTCCAAGAATCAATACTCTGCGCGTATTGTATCCAAATTGTGCCATCAAAATCTGAGAAGTCCATTAAATCAAACTCTGCACCGGAAAACGGAAACGGTGACGCTACGTAGAGACATTCAAATAACGTACTAAATATAGACACATAACTAGATCCATCACGGCGTACACGCTTTCCCCACGTAACTATGTCTGTTATATCTCTATAGCCCGTACCCGAATATCCGCCTTCATGTATCACAGATATGAAGGTTCTTCCCAGTGTAACAGGTTTACCATCACCCAATTGTAATGTTGGCATACCAGATTTCGATACATAGGGTTTGTGTGGATCCTCTATATAAATAAACATTTCCTGCGGTATGTCGGAATACTTACCTGAGAACTTCACTGCGATGGTATTTTGATTATTGTCATATAAATATTCAGTCTGTTCTGTTTTTCTTGCATACCAAGTACCGTCGCTGTACCTAAAGTAATATGGAGGTCTAAATTCAATAGTTTTTAATCCAGGCTTATTTCCTGCCTGTACAGAATAAACTTCTATGCCTTCTATCTGCGTGTCGTCCCATGCAAACGATAGTGTGCGTGGACCATACGTAGGAGGGGTATCCGCACTAGGAAACCATTTTTTAATAGATACTCCTGTTAGAAAATACAGCTGTCCTTGCGACTTACATATGTTATATGCATGATAACGCTCTAACAATTTTTCAAAACCTAGTACGCGCACTACTACGGACTTACCTGCAGGGTTGTTTTCTATCTCGCTCGGCTCTACGAAGCCTCCTAAATACAATATACGATCACCGGGTATATTACGAAAACCTGTTTTTAATAGCATCCATAGCTCGTGTGATGCGTCAATTCGATATGCATCGCCTACCTTAACACCATCTTCTTCAGGTGTTGTAGAATATGCATCGTCGGGGTCGGGGAGTACTGTAACCGTCCCAACGGAGTTGTATATTATAAAATAACGTTTCCCTACAGCCTTACCCGTCACAATTTCGATAGTACCAGTTAAAGTGTTGGAAACAAAATTTTGATTGCTGTCTTCAAGAACGTCTCTTGCTACGCGAGTGAGAGACCCTTCAAAGTATTTAGGATATAATAGGCCGGATTCACCCGCGGCGTAAAAAAGTTGTAGATCTTCGTTATCATATGCAATATTTACACTATCGCACTCAATACGCGAGAGAGCATCCCCCGAAACCTTCTTACGTATAGTACCAATTTTTTTGAGCCTTTCTGTCATAGATGTAAACCCGACGGTTGTTATACTAGGATCTCCTGCAACGACGTATCCAGATATTGTATGTGCGTCTAATCCCGATGCGTTTACATATCCACGTGTAATTACCTCTGGATCGGGATGTGCCGCCGTTGCATGACCAAGTATTAATTTTTCATCAGACATTGCGTACTTCCATTTCGAGAATGCGCCCGTGTTTATCGAGCCAGCATATAAATAAATGTTTGCCCTGTCTAAATCCTAGTCCGCGCGCAAAAACCTTTTCTATACCTAAAGGACCTGCTACGCGCATATTCACGAAATATGCGTCTGCGTTTTCTTTAATATGGTGTTTTGCACCATTGATACTTACAGACATATCAGTAATACGTAATTTATTCCTTTTGATAAACTCTTGTAACTGTAACCACCCCATGTAGCCGGGTTTAGGTTTCTCGTGTGGGTATTTTTCAATTACTTCATATCCATTACTTAACGTAGCGACAAAGCGTCCTATAAACATATGCGCCTCTTATGAATAATATTCAGTTGTTATTCTAAAGTTAATATCACTGTGAGCTCCGGTAGCAATTGCACGAACTGACAGCCCTAAATACCATGTATGTGTCAACGCAGGAGTTTGATTCGCCAAACTAAGACGTTTACTGTTTATATAATCAAGCTCCGTCCACGCGGTGTTCGCTACCTCAAACGCAAACACCCTGACATCGCCATCTGCGGGGGAATCCGCGGTTGTCGTACCATATGCATCAAGATATGAATTTGTCGTACCTACTGCGCCTACGCACATTCCTGTAAGTTGCAGGCATATGGTACACTCATACGCAGCTACTGCACTTACAGCCTTAGTCTCACCATCTACAAATACTGTCGAATTTGTTAAGTACTGACAGTTTGGAAGTTCCCCGCCGTTAGTACCCCCCGGGTATGAGCGTATCCACGTACCTTCTTGACCCTGCGCGGCTCCTGCTATCACAGGTGTTGAAAAGCCTCCTCCAGGCCCAGAGAATCCTATTGAGTCGCTTGAACCCGCTGTAGCGGATAAATTTCCACCTTTTACTGACCAATCAGCCATGGAATTTTCCTCATAAAATATGGTTTACAAAGTCTTTAAAGGTTTTTTATTAGTACTCTTTGTCATTTTAAGGTTTTAATATTTTGATATATTAAAATTTGAGCACAAAGTAAATTACTTGGAATTTACTTTGTAACACATATAAGATAAACTTGATATCTCTTAACATCATGTTAATCCCACAGTAAATTGGTAATCAATATCACGTAAAATGTACCCACCTATATTATCGTCAGTCAGTTCAAGCCCATTAAGTTCTAAGTACGTATATGTACCATTAAAACTAGGAGCGCTACATATCTCAGATAACTGTGACAAAGGCATTGACTTTACAATAACCTTATCTCCCATTTGAAAGAACCTGGCTGCGTTTCCATATACATAGCATTGCGAAACGGTAGTCCCCGCAGCTGTCAAAGATATTCCCGCTATCGATGTTATAGGTCCTGCGTACTTTGCATACAAGGAGGTACGGAATACTGGCTGAGCACCTACCTCCTTTTTTGCTTCATTGATAAATAGTTTGCTTACTTGTTTCATACGATGTCATCATCCGTTACATTACGCAAAGTAGCTATATGGCGTCTCTTCGCAGGTAGTACGTGTTGCTTATATACATCATCCCAGGCTTCTCTACTATCGATCATCGAAGGACCTTGTATAACAAATGTATCTTGGAAGTTATACTCTTTCTTGCCCCCCGCGCCACCCAAAGCATTTTGTGCAAGCGGGTGACTTAACGGTACAATTGCTTCAGGGCCTGCCTCGCCTACCATACCTAAGAGAGGCTTAGTAACAATTCCGCCCTCAGCAAACTCAGATACCGAAGCTATCAAAGCCGCAACAGCGGCGACAGCTACTGCGATGGCTGCTAAGTTGTATGGAAATGGCAACCCTGATGCGCTTTTGACAGCGCCTACCTCTGCGGCGGCCGTATCAGCAGCGATCTGTGTAGTAGCTGTTGCTACGGATTGTGCCGCCATCTTTAGTTGGTTTGCAAGCCATTCGGCAAGCATTTCCGCAAGGAGCTTAATCCAAAACTTCTTCATATAGTCCCAGATAGTTGTAAAGAACTTCTGGAAGCCCTTCATATTCTCTTTTCGTTGGTCATTATACTGTTTATCAAGTTCTGAGACTTCTGCGTAATAACGCGCCGCGGATATTTTTCCTTCAACAAACTGGTCGCGTAAATCACGTTTCTGGTCTTCCATACGCAAGCGTACTAATTCCCAGTTCGTATCATCCTTTTCAAGTAAATCCTCGAACAAATCCTCGAGTGCGTTGGAGAGCTCCCTACGTATTTCAGTTGCCACATCTTTAACAATTTCTTTAAATGTACGTACTTGTGACTCGGTAATTAATTTCAGTGCATTATATACACGTCTCCAAACATCTGTATACTTAGCCCCCGCAGCCTCGATTTCGCTTAGTAATTCTTGTAGGGCCGCTCGGCGCTGTTCGGCGGAAACATCCTCCATATTACGTATATCTTTAAACGCACGTTCCCACGCTTTAATCATAGGTTGCAAACGTTTATACTCCGCCCACTCTTCCATAGTCATATTAGCCGCGATGCGGTCCTTAAGATCTTCAAATGTATCTACCGCGTTTTGTTTTTCTAGTTCGGGTATGAGTAGCATCTCACGCCAAACTTTTTGTGCGGCGGGTGGTAGCTTTTCTAAACGCTTTGTTATCTCGTCCGCAAGTTTTTTAAACTCAGCGCGCAGATCCTCGGTTACTTCAGGTTTTAATGTAAGAGCGTTTGCCATGACCTCTTGAAGTTCTGTCGCTTGCCGTACGAGGTCGTCTGGAAAATCCCCATACGCACCTTCAATAGAATCTTTCACGCCCTCCCATAGATCTTTAATCTTACCACTATCTATATCTAGTACGCCTTCATCAACAAGTTGACGGATCTTAATAAATGCCTCAAGTACTTCGTTTGCCTTTTTCTTTAAAAGTCCTAGAGGCTCCTCTCCAAGCTCATGTAAAGCATTAATAGCCTCCGTAGAAGTATTAGTAACCGTCTCCGCCAATGCTTCAAACTCTGCGGGTACTTCGCCGAACGCCATACGAATTTTTTCTACGACATCTTCCCAAGCCTTTTCGATGATATCTGCTGATACTTGAGATTCTTTCGGGAGCTTAGCATTTTCCTGACTCACCGTCAATAACGCCTCAGCAGCCTTGCGGGCTTCATCTTGAAGCTGAGATGGAATCTTAACATCAAGGGTACTAAGACCCTGTACCATCTCTAAAGTATATCCAGTCATCTTCTCAGTGATTTCGCGGTACTTCTCTGGTATCTGTCCGAATGCGTCCATCAACTTAGGTACGAACCCATCTATCCAGATGTCGCGAAGTTTATCAGCGGAATACCCGCCATCCTTCCAAATAGTATTGAATGCCCAATCAGCTTCTTTTGCTATGTCTTCTAAATGCTGAGGCATATCCATACCCAAGATATTAAAGGCTGCTCTTAATCGTGCAGTGGTTGCACGTGCCTTATTGAACGCATCTGTCATTTCCTTCATCTTCTTACGTACGGCATCCGATATGCTCGCAGTTTCAAGTAGCTCCTTAGACAACTCGGTAATACGGTCTTTCAGTCTACCTGATATTGTATTATTATCGTGGAGAGCTTCATACATACCTACTAACTTCGCACGATTCTCATCTGTTAAATGTGCCCCGCGGGCTATTTGCTCTAATAAATCCGACCATGATGCAGCATATTGATCATTTTTGTATTTATTCGAAGCTAAATCATTTGAAAGATCGTTCATGCGTGCCTGCATTGCAGGTGTGAACTCCGTAACTTCACGCGCTGCATCGACAATCCCAAGAAGACCCTCTTTTGTTTCTTCTGAATACACAGGAGTAACTTTTAAAGATTCCGCGAGGTCGTCAAGACCTTTCTTCACCTCGGCTGTAAGAGGCGCACCTTTCTGTAATGCTTCGATTACAGCTTTCCACCTGTCTTGCAAGTCGTCAGTAGGTTTAACCGTATTATCTATAGACTCAGTTAGGGCTTGTAACCCCGCCGACAGTGTCTTTGCGTCGGATAGCTCTGACCAATTTTCACGAAGTAACCCGACTATACGTAATAACTTCGTAATCTTATCCCCAAGCCAACTTATCCACTTCCCAACATCTTTAATACCAAAAGATCCGGCAGAGAGTACTCGTATAAAGAGATCAATACCGCGTGTGACCGCTCTAAATTTTTTCTGTAGGTAAATTAACCCGCGTATAAGTATATAAATACTAGCAGCTACGGCTCCTACTAAAAGCATCTTACCTACCAAAACCCCTGCCGCGATTCCCAAAGCGCTCAATGCAGCTACTGTGACCAGTATAGCGCCAGTTAGGCCAGCAGCGACGAGACCAATGGCCGCAAGAGACCCTGCGAATTGCGCAAATCCTGGCGCGACTTTACGCATTGCCCCCATTATTGAGTTTATTGCCTCTACAATTTTTCGCGCGGTTGCTAAAAACGGTAACGCGCCTTGTATACGTAGTGCATTAAAGTTCTGTTTCAATCTGTCTAGTGAAAATGACAAAGCTTTTGCTTGTTTTTCAAATGCTATTTGAGTTTCCCCGGCGGCGTTAAGCATTACATTATAATCTTTTGTGAATCCTGTCACCTGCTGGATAAGAGCATTAACACCACGAAGCGCTCTCATCTGTCTAAACATTGATCCAACTTGTTCAGGAAGTATATCGCTAAGTTTTTCCATCACTGATACAAGACCTTCTGTCTGAAGCGTGGTCAAATCTAAATTAAGACCTAACCTTGCAGCGGCTTTAATCGCATCTTCAGTGGGACGGAAAAACTGTAATAGTGTCTGGTTAATAGATGTAATCGCAACGCCTGTATCCAGCCCTGCACGAGTCATTGTAGTAATAGCGGCCATAAGCTCTTCAAAGCTTACTCCCGCAGCTGCAGCGGTAGCGGCAGCTCTACCAATTACAGGCGTTAGTTCCGCAAACGTGGTAACACCCCGTCTGATCGTTGCAAAGAATATATCAGATATTTTAGCGGCTTGGTCGAAGGCCATATTATATGACATAAGTACTGAAATTATCGCCTTCGTTGCAGTTGCAGTAGAAGTCAGCCCTGCGCGTGCAGCACGCATTGCAACCGTTAAAACATTTATCGCATCAGACGCGGGAATGGTTGCTGACAGAATATCATACAAACCTTTTGTTGTAGCGGCGGTTGTTTCACCAAACTCGGCCGACAAATTTATGACATTCTGTGTAAATGTCTTAACCCATTTATTTACATAAGAATATGACTCACCCGCCCTATCGCGTAACAGAGTCGCAACGTTCGCCATCTCTTTTTGTAGTTCGATAGCGGGGCCTAAACTCTTTGCTATAGCGCGTGTTCCTATCGCAAACGTCGCGAGCAGCCCAGCCCCGGCTACAGCAAGCTTGCCCATTTTAGTTTGCAGTAACTCAATCGCAGCGCCGCCAATCTTAGAAAATGTAAGCAGCGTCATCTTCGCAAGTTTGAAATTGCGAATGAAGTTCCAGATCTCAGCGACGAGCTTAACTTTTAATATACCAAGAGCCATTATTTCTCCTCAACTAAATCACGTAGACCACGCATATCAAATTCTGAGAGGTCAACACCATTGTGATCTTTAACAGGCCCTTTATGAGCTCTAGGATCTGAGTATCTACCTTTTGGGGAGTTCTTGTTCATCGCTTCTTCTTGTATTTTTGCAGCAACTTCGCGTATGGCTGAAATCGCCGGTACTAGCTTTGCTATAGTTCCCCGAGACATACTTAAAACTTGATCGGGGGTGTAGTGACAGTTTATTGCAAAATACGCGAGGATGATGGCAACATCGTCTGCCACATTTAATGGGGGTTTTTCACCTTTGCCGTCGACAGACTTGCCTGTATTTGCTGCGTACTGGCGCCTAAGTCTTTCCCCATGGGCGCGATCGACTGCGCTAGCTGTTCCATCCTCTGACTTAAAAAAGGGATTAGCACCTTTATAATGGTGCCCAGTTCAAGACTATCACGTACGAAGTCTTCGTCTTTTCCTATGATAGTGGCAACCATTTTTGTAATCTCATCAGGTGCTAATTCGGCGACCTTCACGAGAAGTGAAAAGAGCTTTTCTCTATCGTTACCTGCCATAAGTTCTTTTACACCATCCCATGTAAGGTTGAGTTCGTCGCGTAGATTACCAAGAAGCTTACCTACGGAACGTATAACCTGGAGTTCCATACCCCAGTTAGCACGAGGTATTTGTACATCTTCGCCCGTGTTTGTTTGAATCACCTCAGGCATTGATAAAAGCTCTTCAAGACCTTGTGTTGGATCAAACATATCTGTTTTTTCTTTTGTATTACTCATAGAAGTCACTCTCCTCTTGACATAGTGAATTACGCCTTCTCGTATACTAGTTTGATCAGCCGCTTGTTTGCTGCAACAGCTGCTCCGGTCCAGTCCGTAGTGGACTCGACCGCGTTGAATGACATCGGGAACTCGTGCGCACCTTCTGCAAAGGTAACTTCGAAGCCAGCTCCGGCCTCAGCTTTCCAGAGATAGACAGAGATCGTATGTCCTGCGGGAGTTACGTGCACGAAACGCAACGCGTACTGGTCGATATCCATAGATCCACCAAACTCAAACGTTTCGAGGCTCGCATCGGATGAGGTAACGCCGCCGCCGGTTGAGAGCGACAGGTTACGCACATTCCACTCCATACCCGTGACATCGAGAGTTACTGATTCCTGAATGGCAAACTTCTTTACCACGGTTGAAGGAGATCCCTGTCTGAACTCAAGGATCTCTCGCGTGATCGCAAGTTTTGCACCTACAGTGACAGCACCTACGTCGATAGACGGTGTAGAACCTGTGGGGCCCATATACAGGATTCCAGGTCCGAACGAGAATCGGTCGGTGTCATACGAAGGAACGTTAAACGCCATATGTACTCACCTCCTTTCGAAATAAAATTCTACGCCGAAGGATTCTTCTCATCATTCGTCGCTTTATCAAGGTCCTTAAACTTCTCGGGGACCTTAGAAGTGTTGTTACTTTCGATGGTATTTGATGTTGCACATCTCCGACAAAGCTCAGTTACACGAACATCCGACCCTTGAATACTCAAATACAAATCTTTGTATTTAATACGCAAGGTATCTTTTTCAGGAGATAGTACACCTAGCAAAAATCCGCACTTACATTTCCACGGAACATCTTTTGCACCGAGCTGCAAGGAATCGTTGTGTGTATGGTCTTTCGCCATTTTTATGCCTCCTTATCACCAGCTTCAACTAAAGCTTTATGTGCTTCGTTAAATATCTCGTTGACGTGTTTTTTACATTGATTGTATGTACCCGTAACGAAGTCACGTGCAACCATTTTAGATGTACCGAATATAATATAGCGCGCGTGAGGTGCCTTACTCTCGTTAACACCTACCTCGGCTTCGTGGGACTTTTCAGGATCAGACACCGTTGTTTTTTCTATAGCACTCAACAATACACCTTCTTGAGTATGTACTAACCAATTAGGTACGTGTAGAGCTATTGGATGTGACTTTGCGTACGGCCCTCCAAGAAGACGAAGTTCTTGTATACTATGACACGTTAAACTTACATTTTCACGCATACGTTTGTATACATGATCTTGTGATTTCTTAGCCGCCTTTTTGAAGAGCTTATCAGCATTTTTCTCCGCATTACCAAACGCGATTAAGATCTCCGCCAGCCCATATACATGTTTAAGACCTTTCATGTCTCCGTGATCCTACTTTAATATCTTGTTCCCCTATAACACTTGTAATACTATTCAAAAGTCTATCGAGCATGTGATGTAGCGGATGATCGTTCGGAAGCAACTGTTTTGAATTTGTCAACCACGCTTGTCCTTGTCTGAGATACAAAAGTCCCAGCTCTTTATGCGCTTGATAGAAATTCGCGTTTAATGATATAGCATACTTGAGCAAACGCGTAGCCTCATTAAAGTTACCTTCATTTACATAATGAAGCGCAAGATTATATGGAGCTCGTGGGTCTTGCGGGTGCTCTTGCATCTGCATTTTATTTAAGCGTTCATACAGTGCAAGTTTTTTGTCCATGTATAAATCATCACCGAGGAACCCGTAGTGATGTAAAATAAGCTCAGTACGTAAAATACGTACTTTACCTTCATGCATACTTACATCGAAGTTTTCATGGACACGACCTGTGTAACGCATTTCGGGGATATTACGGAAGAGCCTTATAGCTTCTGACAAAGATACCTGCCCGCCTTTTTGATGATTATATACAGGAAACATGTATCCGTCACAGTCATTATCCATCATGCGCCTAAGAGATGGAATACGCTTGTGTTCGAATTCTTCATCCCAATCCATAAGCAGAATCCACTTCTCAGTTGCTTTCTCTATGACTTCATTCTTTAATTTACTGAAATCATCGTTGAATTTCACGGGAATTATTTTTGCATTAAAACGTTCTGCGGTGCGTACAGAATCATCCGTACCTTCGTTGTCCCCGTATATAATCTCATCGACAAAGTACCCAATTTGATCGAGGAGTTCCCACAATTTATGTCCACCATTCTTCACAGTCATTACAAGAGACAATCCATCGTCTTCGAACCATGGGTACGTAATCATCTTATCTTGAACGAGGTGCGAGTAATCTTCTTGGCCGATAAGTCCCGGCGATTTTTCTGTATCGATGGACTCATAAAACTTATACTTACGTGCGCACTTTTCACGTGAACAATATCCGTAATGCTTAATACGTACGTTCGTCCAACGCCCACATTCCGGGGGATGCAAGGGTATATTACCGCAGTGTAACCCAATATCCGTACCATAGTTGATACGTCTATTTGGTTCAATTTTGTACATCCGATATCCACTCATTTTTCCAAAGGTACCATCTATCCGGAAGCGTTCCGTTCCGTTAAAAAATGTACGCCAATTAAACCCATACATTTTTACATGTGGATTAGGTGGATGCATCAAACGTTCGACGTATGCACGATCAAACTTATCTTCGAATACTTCGTCATCGTCAATAGAAATCGCCCAGTCTGCACCGGACTCTTCCGCCATTATGACTAGCTGATTTCTATCACGACGCTCGTCAAATTCTCTGTTGGTTTTTTCGATGCGTGTAACTTTCAAAAAACGTTTTGCGATCTCTTCGGATTTGTCGTTCTCATCGGGGTTATCAATCAACACAACTATTTCGTCACAGAACGTTGAAGCCTTTTCTAAGCTTTGCGCGAAGTATTCATCAGGGCCTTTAACACGATACATACCTACAAGCTTTTTTGTACCTTCGTTTCTACTGACCCACTTATCTAGGAACTTATTGCGCGGAGAAAGTCCTCCTTCAGCCTTCGCAAATTCCGGGCGACGAAACGTTTTCGAACCGTGATGATGTACAAATGTAGAGCCGTCGATCATACCATACCAACCCTTTTCATTCGCACGTAGTAAATAATCGTTGTCCTCATAGCCACCGGGGAAAAAACCTTCTTCGAGAAGTCCTACGTCATCGATAACGGCGCGCTTTATCATCAAACAAAAACCTGATAAAAATCCTGCTTCATCAAGCTGTGTCAAATACTTCCTATGGAACTCTGCTGAGAATTGGTCAAGGCGCGTTAATTCATATTTTACGCCTGGTACGTTTTGCCTTCCACCGGCGTAGTTGGTCGCTGGGCCGACTAAACCTATGCGTTTACCCGACTGCTTCGTGTATCTGCGCATCGCGGTAAACATTTGAGACAGCCAGTTTGGTGTTACAAGGGCGTCGTTGTTCAGAAGAACAATAAATTCCCCGGTCGCATTTTTTATACCATAGTTACACGCCGCACCGAAACCTTTATTCTCTTCCAAACGTATGTAAGTGATATTATCGTGTTTGTGTAGCAGCTCGTTAATATACCCCTCAGTACCGTCGTCACTAGCGTTGTCTACGATGATAACTTCGAAGTCTTGTGTGTGCTCAAACACGCGCGGGAGAGATTCAGAGAGTAGTTGTAGCCCGTTTACTGTCGGAATAATAATACTGTACTTCATTTTGATCCTCCTTAGGATTCTAATCGTGTGACTATTGATTCATAATGATGTATTGTCGATGCCCCGTATACAGGGTGCAGGTCGGCCTCTAATTTGTAAACGATGCTTCCGTCGGTTAAATAATCACCCTTCTGCAACGCCGAGTCGGCGGCACGACACATAAGCTTAAGAGGTTGCTCTTGCACTGCTCCGACTTCATGTACGAATGCATCGGGGTTATGTCCATAAATCCTTCCATAAATAGTACCCTGTGTACGTCTTGTATTTAGTAGTTCGCCAGATCGCAAAGCACCTTTGATTGAAAAATTACCTCCTGTAAATCCTGCGGTTGTTATACCTGTTATAGTTTTGAATAGATACTGACTTATACGTGTGTCATCCTGTGTAAAAATAAAGTGCTCAGAAATAACGGAATCGTTTGCATCAGTACCTGTAATTAAACAATCACCGAAGACAGAACCTCCCGAAAGTTCTAACTGCAAAACACAAGGTTCTGAAGGTTGATACGTTACAGACACAGTTGTAGCAATAACTGTTTCTGTCACCAGATACGCACTATCTCGTGCGTACGTAATTGCACGCATCAATGAATTGAAACTCATTAGAATACCTTTTTATATTTTGTCAAGATTGCCATCGCAATATTATCAAGACCGTTCATAATAGTCTCTTCGGAAGTTTTGTACGAGTAATCACCTGCTTTTTCTTGTTCATACACAACGCCGGGTAATGAGTGTATGGTATACCCGACTTTGTAGATCAGGTATTGCAGATCCCGAGGGGCCTCCCCCTCGGCGTATCCGGCTTGATATAATAAGAGTATTGCATCTCGACCAATTTCAAAGTAGTCATCGTCGGCGCGTAGTTTAATTACACCGGTGTCATAGTCAATTATAAGATCGGAGTTTTCAATGAGAGTAGAACCGTTCGTAAGCATCAATGACCCGAGAACTACGGGATATTCTTCTGTGGTAATCTGCCAGCGCCGTGTATCAAAGTCTTCGATTGTCTGTGTTTCGTTTTTCCAATGAAGTGCAAACGTTCTTTTACACATACTATCTACACGTGCTTCAGCTAATTCCGTAATCAACGAAATATCTGCACTCGACATAGTCTGCCCGGCTGCAGATAAGAACTGTTGGAATTGTGCGCTTGTTAAAATACTCATTATTCTACTCCTAATACGGACTGTATGTTCTCGACTTTTATTACTGAAGCTGGAGAAGACACACCATGAATTGAATGTGACCATCCCGTAGCTCCTGCTGTGCCCATTACTGAATAGCTGTAAGCCCATCCATCTGCATCTGCATCAATACGCCCTACAGTTATGAAGTAGTGTATATCGTCTGTTTTTCCAATATATATGTTATCGGAGTTAGCGTTTGAAAAAGCAACGGTAGACCCCTCAGATAAAATAGATTCTGTTATTGTTCCAGCAGCACTAATTACATACGCTGCAAAGTTCCCCGCATTATCTGCGAAGCAATGTATAGTATCTTCTATGCAATAAACCCCTTCTGGCATCGGCGTATAATTCGCTTCTGTGTCCCATGAATCCGTAACGGAGCTTCCAATAGAACCATCTGAATCATCTGCTTCGAATGTTGCAATTACTAAATCTGTGTCTGTTATATACTCTTTATAATGAACAACGTACATATCATCACCAGCTTTAGTAAGGGCACAATACTCAGTTACATTTCCAGAGTCTACGACTAAAGAGTCCACATTTCCATCACAACTACCGTCGCTCACATCTATTTCTGTTGTTTTAACCTCCAAATCATTTCCGCTTGTTCTATATGCTAATAGGAAATAGTCTGAACTTCCTAAACGCACAACGTCTGTCCAACCGTTTAGTTCTCCAGCTTCGAAAGTCCATGAGTCTACTTTCGCTATTGTTCCATCGGTAGCTACGCTAAAGGTTTCTAGTACGCCTAAGTTTGACGAGTTTTCATAAATTATACCATAGTAAATACCGCCAACGTGAAATACTCTTAGAAATTGTGTTGTTGAACTTCCATTGACAAAATCCTGTATGTCTAATACACCAGTTGCTGTTATGTCGCCATCAGTAGTGTCTATCTCAATAGTTCTAACATCAAGTTCTGCGTTAACTTCTACAGATGCAATAATAAGTATATTTTCCCCCTGTCGCCAAACAGCATCCATGCCATGATATAACATATAAGTTGAAGCGTGTACTTCCCATTCCTCTGTTAGTGCGGCTGCCATTTCTCCAGTTGTATTACATTCAAATGTGGCTAAGTTTAAATCGTTTCCACTGTCCATATATGGGACTGCATAATAATTTCCGGTAACACCGCACCTTTCTATTCTCGCTAAATAGTTTACTTGATTTGTATTAAACTCCACTGCGTCTATCGCTTCTATAAAGTCTCCCGATGTATAAGTTATGATTTGAAGTTTTGTAGCATCGTCTGAGTCTGAATCCCATTGCACGAAGCTTCTATATTCATTTGAAGCAGGTAAACTTGTTTCTGTATTGGCTATTAAGAATATCATATCTTGATTAGATGCCCAACCGCCTCTTCCAGTTATCTCATCTATAATACTTTTTATGTTTGGTGACTCATACCAAACATCCCAGGACCATGACTCTGTAGGAATCCATTGAACAGAAGCAGTAGTTTTTGCACCCCACGCATCTCCATAGATTGTATGCCCCGAACTAAATTCAGCAGCATCATCTACGTCCTCTCCCCATATAGTTATGTCTAATGTACCACTGTTCGATGGTGCATTAACAACCAAAACAGCTTTGTCAAAGTTGGTTGATGCGTCAACTGGCACGGTTTGAAATCTATATCCCCAAGTATAAAAGTTAGATGTACTTGCTCCAACATTTGCTTGATAAGCATAAGTAAGATTTTGGTCATCTCCGGGATGTGGGTCGCCCCAAGTGTGTCCATCATCAGCACTTGCACCAACTTGTTCTTCTGTTATATCCGCATCCATATAAACTGGATAAACCGTAGCAGAATGATTTAAAGCGGTTGCTGGAACACTAAACAATCCAAATATATAAGTTCCTACCCTTCTTATCTGCCAATCGACATCAATATAATGTGTGCTGTCTGCGCTATCCCATGCTCTAGGTTTTTGCATCCACCATACATTACGAAGTAATTCGTCTCTAAAATTAAATTTTTCTGAGTTGTTTAACTGTTCATCGAAGGCATCTATATTAGTAATTTCAGACAAATCAGAAGTTGTAATCCCAGAAGCAAAACCATTTCCAACCTCAGCCTGTCCATGCCATGAAAGAGCTATCACTAATACTAATTTCAACCCAGAAACTGGAATGGTAGGTGTTGGCAAGTCGGTTTTATCATCTATGACGAGTGTTTTGAAAAACTCGTCGGGCTTTAAGTTGTATCTAAAATGTATTCCGTTTCCGAACACGTCTTCCCACGTTACAGTATAGGAGTTATTGTCAATCGTTGGAGCACCGACAGCTTGAGTAGCAGATATTAACTGTTTCTGATTAGCTTCATTAACCCACATTAAAGCAAGTGGTGCCATACCAATCCATCTATTCGCACGTCTATACTGTGCAATATAACGTATTGTTTTTCCACTTATTTCTCTCGACTGCCAGAACCTGACTTGATAACCATTAGTTTCACAAGCGGCATCCCAATTTTCAAGAGGCGTAAGACTTATTGTTAAATCAATTTCTTTATATTGTTCACTTTCAGAAAAAGGGTCTACCTTATAATGAATAGGACCGACTTGACCGATGATTCTGCGTTTTCCAGAGTCTCCTATCTTAAATTGTTTGAAACTCCTTGTTCTACCATCAACCAGTTCCACTTCGTTTTCTGCAGGTATATAAAGACCTGAACCATCTCTTTGTACGAGTGTTTGTGTAAAAGAACTACTTATGAATAAAAGAATACATAAGAAAATTAGTCGCTTCAATTTATACTCCTTATTCTGCTATTTTAACTGGTACTGGAGCGGGAAATATGAATATAACATCTGCGGTTATAGCTACGCCAATTGCATAGACAAATTCTCCCGCAGTTGATGGCGCTGTCGCAGATATTATACCAGCAGTAGTACTCACAAATAGATAGTCCCCCGCTGTAAAGTCCCATCCGTCATCGTCTCTGATATAAGAACCTCCCTGTGCTACCAACGCAGATTCCCCGTCATTAACTGTTCTTGTATCCACACTTACCCACAATGCCGGACTATTTTCAACATCATCGTCTTCTGCAAGCATAAGTTCGCCATCTGTGTGCATAAACAAAACTTCTCCAAAGTCCACATCTTCACCAACAGCTAATCTGACAGCAGTTCCGCTAAAAGTACTGTCTGCGTCGGGCGAAGCGTCTAGTTTTAACCACTTCCCAATAGTAACGCTGTCTGATAGTGTAGTTGCAAGCGTAACAGTTAGGTCTTCTGTAATAGATAAATCTTTCGCAATAGAAACATTACCGCTTGAACCTTCTACTGTAAGAGCCCCATCTACTCCAGCGGATAGTTTAATATCAATGTCTCCGTCGTCCCCGAGTTCGATATAATCCTGTGTGGTTTCATACATGGTAAGCATAATTTCATTTCCGGCCAGGATTTTTATTTGGTCGGTGTCAAACTGGATTTCCGTATCAGTATCGCTCTGGTGAGTGATATCATCTGCAACGTGAATGTCATTGGAAAAAGTAACTGCGTCGAGATTCTGGAAGTCAATTTGGTCATTTGTGTTGATTTTCATAAGACCGTTATCATTATCACTTGCAACAAAATTAATCTGACCGGAAGTTCCGCCGTTTGTGCCTATTGTTATTGTCGAAGCAAATGTTGGAGCCGTACCAAACACGAGTAATCCAGTACCAGTTTCATCATCCATAAGAGCAAGCAACTCACTAGAAGCGTCGATTTCAGTTTCCAGAAGTATATTGACATCACCCCAAACTGTTTCTACTTCGCCTTCAGTATTCCATTCCTCATCTCTTGTAATAGCCGCTTCGATAGCGATGTTAATTTCAGTATTAGGATCTTCTGTCACAGCAAAATCTGCATCGGCAAAGTCTAATGTTACTATGTCTGCATCACCTACACCAGCATCGCCCTGTTCAACAGTTGACATAGTTCCGGAAAGCGCATTTATTTGGTCTTGTATTGAGGAGGTAACACCATCAACATACAACAGTTCCGCCGCAGTTAGATCTCCTGAATCACTTATACCATCTATAATATTCAGGTCTGCAGTAGAAGC